GTCCGGAAATAAGTGAGGATCAGATCATGTTACTACTTATATTTTACAGCATTTTTAGCCTTCTAGGAATGACTATCTGTCTATTCCTTTGGCTAATTTGCCGTAATCTACAAGTTCTTGTAACCTGCTCTGAGATCCACCTATTCCGGAACGAAGATAGTCAACCAGGAGTAAAGGTTGGGAGGAAACATGGAAAGTGATCAGATTTCTCGTATAGTTGACCTTTTGGTTCAGCTATTTCGAGAGTTGATTTACTATTTCATCGACCTCTTTTCCTAAACCTGGGGCTTCCTTTCGGAAGCTTTGTTGGCGGTTAGTGACCGCCTGCACTTTCTTTCTTAACTTTAGGGGCGTCTGTTATGCCGAACTTCGAGCAAGATGTACCGAGTTTAACCGAACCGTGGGCGGTATTCAAAGTCGGGGTCACCACTTCTGGTGGCTTCGGCGATTGGATTTCGATCGCGGATGGTTACCCGGTTATACCTTGTAAGTTGTCTCGTTACACAACAGATCGTAATTCCCAAAAGGATTTTGAAGGAAAGAAACCGAGAAAGTCTTCGCCAAATCCGATAAACGAATGGTATGCTCGTAAACCTCGAGCAGATCCAGACGTCCTTTGTAATAAGAAGCTCCATATGGAATTTCTTAAGAAGAAGGCTGATTGGAGACGTTCTCGCCCTGTACGCGTTAAACCTAAGAAGCCTCCTAACAAGTGGGAATATGTATTACTCCCTACTGGAAAGAAGGTCCTTAAGTTTGGTGGGATCAATCCGTTGTCGAGGATCTCTAGATTCTATTGGGTGCCTGAGTTGGAGAAGAGTCTGCGTCCTAGTAATAGGAAGTGGACCCGTCACAACAACAAGCTCCCTTTATACTCTAAAGTGAACGATTTAACGTACTGGTCTCAAACCGCTTATGTAAACGGAACATGTGATGGGGTTATTTATAAGTTTAATACCCCATGTACTGATTCCAATTACTTAAGTAACGATTTCATCCTTGGCTATGCTTCACTAACCGGTAATTTTTCTACTATCGATTGGTCAAGCGTAGGGTACACTTCTGACCCTACTTTTGAAACTAAGGATGATGAAGTGATGAGTCAAGCTGCTCTTCTGGAATTCTGGAAAGATGAAATTGAAGGCGTAAGCAAAATTGCCTTACGTCGTCATTTCCTCAAACTTCAAAACCAGAAAGTTGACTTATTCACTGAACTTTCACAAGGGTTATTGACGGTCAATATGATCGTCGATATCGCGAAGCGACTTGCAAAGAGCATCTTCGCTTTGAAGAAGCTCGATGTTTGGTCTGCTTTCAAGATATTGTTCCCTACCTCTCGTAAAGAGTTAGCGAATGATTACCTCGCGTGGAAGTATGGAATTAAGCCGTTGATTGGCGACTTACAGGGCGCCGCTCAACAGCTAGCCGAGTATATTGCTCGGATGGCACCGCTTAAATCCAATGGCCATGCGAAGCACACCTTCGAGAAAGCTGTAACAGTTCCTCTAGGTGACACTTCGTATCGTACGGTTATACGTAGGGCTGATATCCGTGTCAAATATGGCACGTCATTTCAGATTCCTTTCGAACTAACCCGCCAAGCAGCAACTTTGGGCTTCACTAACCCAAAGAATGTCATCTGGGAGCTCGTACCCTTCAGTTTTGTCGTTGATTGGTTTTTACCAATTGGCGACTTTCTGCAGAGTTTGTGCGCCTTAGATGGCTTGGAAGTGGTAGAGACGTATAAAACGGTGACTATTCATGAAGAATACCATCGAATTGTAAATCTCACCGCAAACGATGGGCTTGCCCCTAGTGAATTCCCGCTAATTAATATGGCGGGTCTCACTAACAGAGGTGGTGCTGGCTACTTGCAGTGGTTAAATCTTTTATCGATTTTAGAGAGGGGTAGTTTTCTCTGTAAGAGAGAAGTTATTACTCTTCCAGAGGTCCCTCTCCCATCGTTTAAGAACCCACTATCAAGCGGCCACGTCGCATCTGCGGTAGCTCTTTTTGTCCAACTTTTGAAAAAGTAGGAGTTTTTATGACGGCATTCGCCGGCACAGATGGACGTAACTGGGACGGCTCGCTGACCACACCAACGGCAGCGACTGGAACTGTTACTTACAACCCCTCCTCAATCGACGCAAATGGCGTTGCAACGTGGTATGCTGCTAACAGCATCATCGATGCTCGTAAGCGGCTTTCCATGTCTGTTCGCCAACCGTCGAAAGGGAGCCAAGTCGCCCGTGTACAAGTCAAACTTATGCACCCGGTGATGGACACGGTAGATACTTCCCTGAAGATCGGGGAGTGCCTAGTCAACGTTGAATGCGTATTCCCGAAAGTGAGTACGCAAGCTCAGCGTGACCTGCTAATCGGCCACCTCATTTATTTTCTGAATGATGGAGCCGAGTTTGCTGCAGCCGTGGACAACCTCGAAGCAGTTTACTAACTTCGGAGTTGCCTCTGTTACAAAACTATTCCGAGCTTTAGCTCAGAAATGGGGTGCATCTTGTCGATCGTACAAGGAGCTACGACAAAAGTCGTTGAACTCTACCTCTCTGGCCTTGATTGTCCTCGGGCTCTTACTTGCTGGTTATTGTTCAGTAATAACGAACATAAACAGCTTGTAGAGCTGGAAATCAATCCGGATCATTTTCTTGATCCTAAGGACTTTCGAGATGCCTATTTAGCTACTAAGTTCCTATCTAAGGCTACCTTTTTGTCGACTAACATCGATAAAAAGGCAGTTGCCCTAGAAAAGTTCCGTGAAGCTGAACTGGCATGTAAGTCAATCAATCAACGCGGATATCACCACCTCACTATAAAACGTGAGATTGGCGGATTATTGCATAATGCAATAATTCGTAAAATCGATTCCGTGCTTGGTGAATTTGACTTCGAAAGTTGGGTAGATTCGTCTGACTGGGGACCTGGATCTTCACTCTTAATCAAGGGTGTTGATACAAGTCCGGTCAATAAGTACCGCTTAGAAAACGGTACAACGCGTCCACTAGATGACCTTATGGGTGAGCTTTACGCACTCATCTACCCCAATTGGGATCTGTCCAAAAGGCAAATCCAGACTGGGAATAAGGTTATCACCGTACCCAAGAACTCGAAAACGGATAGAACCATTGCCATTGAGCCAGGGTTAAATCTCTGGTTTCAAAAAGGTATTGGAACTCTTATCCGTCGTAGACTTCGATGGGTTGGCATTGATCTTAATTCACAGGAGATTAATCAACGACTCTCACGAGTCGGTAGCTTAAACAATAGTCTAGCTACAGTTGATTTTTCTGCTGCGAGCGATACCATAGCCCGTTCTACTGTGGAGGAATTACTTCCAAAGCAGTGGTTTCTGGTGATGGACGCTCTTAGATCAAGGTATGGCGTCTTGGATAAGAAAGCATTCTGGTACGAAAAGTTCTCCAGTATGGGGAACGGTTTTACTTTCGAACTAGAATCGCTGATTTTCTATTCTATCGCTTATGCAGTATGTAAATATTTGCATTACGATACGAAGGATGTCAGCGTCTATGGAGATGATGTTATCCTCCCTAGGCTAGCTTACCCATTGTTCACAAAAGCCTGTAAGTTCTATGGCTTCACCGTTAATGAAAAGAAGAGTTTCTCTTCTGGACATTTTCGGGAAAGCTGTGGAGCTCACTGGTTCAGTGGACTTAACTGCAAACCCTTCTTCTTAGAAGAAGAGGTCATAGGAGACTCTAAGACGTATTTAACAGCCAATAACGTTAGACGTGTTTCACGAATTCAAGGTCTTGAATTTTGTGATAGACGTTTTTATCGTTGCTGGCTGTACCTCAGAAAGAAGATTAGAAAACCTTTTCTAATTTCTGAGGGATACGGCGATGGGGGTTTCATCGTCAATTTTGACGAAGCTACCCCTTCTCGCGCTCGGAATGGTATCGAAGGATACTATACCAAGTTCTTAGCAGATATACCTCGCGTATATCTCTCCGACGACCACCCAGTCTTGCTTGCAAGATTGAGAGGTTGCGGTCAAGAGATTAGCTTTGGTAACAAGACTAATCTCAGACGCCTAGTCAAGCAAAAAGTGAAACGTTTGCTTGTCCGACGGTGGATCAACCTAGGGCCTTGGATATAATCCAACTCTTTAATTGATCCCTTAGCCTGTGGCTTGGGTGGAAAACTCCAAAAAGAGTCTTTCCAGGTTAGAGGATGCGA